CGCATTCGCAGGGCGTGGTGAAGCTGCTTAGGGTCATAGCCGAATTGCTCAATCTTAGCGAGAGCGGCAGGATACGGATGTTCCATAGCGTGTTGCTTTTCCAGCGCCATACACAGAAGGCAGCTCATACCAGCATAGTTGTTATAGCGGGCAATATCTTCTCTGGCGTCCAACACCGATTGAAACAGATCGGTGTAGAGCGGGTTGATAATGCAGTAGGGCGTGAACAGAATCTCAATGAAATTGACGTTTTGTTTGCGAATACACTCAAACATGAGCCGAATATCCTTAAAGTCCACGTGCTCATCGTTTTCCATAACATGGGTGGTGCTGACGGGCTTGTGGGTAAGAACGAAATCTGAGAAGCTGGGGAGTACGATTGCCTTGGTATCAATATCGCTACTCTCATAATCCAGTTTGTAATTTTGTGAACCTTGCAGGAACAGGCCAACCCACGCATCTCCGAAGTGTTCTTGAACGGTAGCCAAATGCTCTTGCATCCGAGCCATAATGCGCTCCTTATTCATCGCTACACTCCTTCTTTCTCACACAGTCTCGTAAAATCCGCTGATAGAGGGAGGGGTCATACCCCTCCATATCAGCCCAGAACATCAAATACTCTGTGGTGTACTGATCGGTCACATCACCGGAGACATCGTAAAGCCGGCCACCGATTTCCTGAACGAAGTGGTTAATCACTGGCTCATACATCATGTTTCCGCCAAATCTCTCTTGAAGAATAAAGGCAAACCAGTAACAGCAGCCATTTAGAAAAACCTCCTCAGAGCCTTTGAAGTTCTGGATAAAGTTGAGGATTGTAGACTTATTCATCCCTCTTCTTCCATAACCTCCACCTCCTGGGCTTCCTCCATATCCGGCGCAGCGGCGGTATCTTTAATAAGCCCCTCCAGTGCCTTGAAGTAGAAGTTCTTATGCTTGTAGGCCGCAAACTTGGGACGATTGACAATCCGACACACAACGCCCTCTCGAATATGGGTTTTGCCAACAGGGTCGGGGCCGTCATAATACCTCTCTGCGATAGCTTTGATGTATTCGCCAGCGTCCACAGCTTGGGGAGAACCCACAGCGTCGGGAAGCTGAACCATATCCGGGATAAAGCAACGCCAGAACAGCGGCACACACTTGACACCCATCTGTTCACAGCGATAACGCATGAAGTCGGGCGGGTACTCCACCACATCACCATCCTCGTTGGTCATGGTCATCCGGTAGACATAGATGTCGGATTTGGGAACAGGCTCGGCAGATACTCCAGAACCGTCTGCTGTCGTTTTCTTGCCGGTAGGATCGCAGCCATAGCTAAAGAAAGTGGTTTTGCCGTACTGTTTGGAAAACTCCTTGTCACCAATCTTGGCGTTATTGCTAGGAGACATGATGGGCGTGCCATCATCCGTGAAACCCACCACCTCATAGTAGACCTCCTCGCCTTTGTGGAGCTTCCCTTCAAAAATCTTGGCGTGCTGTTCACGGAAAGCATTGCTACCATAGAAACCTCCGTCAAAGCTATCCAACACTACACGGCGGGTTCCGGTAACATAACCCCAATCATAGATGGGCGTCCGCTCAATCATAGAGCGTAGCCAGTTCGGAGTTTTATCGCTCTCAAACAGCCGCTTTTGCAAACCGTTCTTATACTTGTAGCCTTGAAGCACAGGAAGATAGCCAGTACGCTGACTGGTGCCGTGCATTTTCAGCGTGATCTCTACCAGGTCGCCGGCACGGAAAGCAGACAGATTGTAGGCAAGCTGCTCTGTATCGGCGTGTTCCATGAAGAGCGGAGAAATCGGATCGGACTTCTTGCGGACACGACTTCCGCCGCCAGGACTTCCACCACTACGGTTGCGCTTAGGAATGTACTTCTCACAGATGGTGATACCGTTCACGACAGAAATTGTGTCTCCATCTTTCAGCAAAGAGGTATCAATAAATCCCTCCATGCAGGAGATGGGCAGAAACAAGCCATCACTTTTTTCTCCTCGGAGCTTCAGCGCCTTAATGTTGCGCTTCTCTGGATCGAGGTAGCCGCCGGCGGGGTTGCCGTTCTCATCTTTTCGCCGCAGAAGGTCGTTCTTCTGAGCGAACTCTACACCGAGCTTGCCGTCTACGGGGAAGTAGACCCCCAGCTGGTCAGGTTCGGTTCCAAGATCCACAATTACCGTGTTCCCAAAGCACTCGCCACAGAGCAGACGATCAGCGTTGGTGTGCTTACGCAGATTGCGGATTTTGGTGACATACGCACAATACATTTGCATCTCTCCTTTGATTTTATTCGTTGTTAATAGAAAAAACAAAAAAGAATAAATATAGGGGGTTAGGAATACATAGCTTTCAGCCTATGCGCCACACTCGCAACACCCTGAGCAGCTTGACGCATTTCATCTTCCGTAGTATCAAACCCCATTGAAATACGGACGGTACAGGCAGCGCTTTCCTCAGATAATCCAATTCCACGCAGAACGTGTGAAGTTGTGGCGTCGGATGCGCTGCAAGCGGAACCAGCAGAAAGGTAGATGTCTTGCTGATCCAGCAACAGAAGTAAAGATTCGCTGTTGACTCCCGGCAGTGTCAAGCTGATGATAGCGGAGGAACGCCGGTCGGTATCGCCGTTGATATGAAACTCTCCATCCATTTCGACATTAAGCTCATTCAAAAACACATCCCGCAAATGTGCCCACTGTGCCATCTGCCTTGGCAGGCGCTTGGTCGCTATCTCTGCCGCTTTGCCAATCCCCACGATTCCTGGTACATTCTCGGTGCCGCCTCGCAATCCACGCTCCTGACCTACACCATAAACCCACGGTTCCTTTCTGATTCGATTGGAGATATACAGCACTCCAATTCCCTGGGGTGCTCCGAACTTATGACCGGAGAGAGATAGGAAGTCCACATTATAGGCGTGAACGTCGATTGGAACGTGACCCGCCGCCGCTACTGCGTCTGTATGGAAAGGAACGTCATACTTTTTACAAAGTGTTCCGATTTCTTTGATAGGATTCACCGTTCCAAGTTCGTTGTTGACCCACATGACAGAAACGGCACCCAGCTCTTTCTTGTTTTCAATGATAAGCCGCTCCAAATCATCCAGGTCTACCGAGCCGTCCGACCAAACCCTTGCGTATTTCATAACAACGGGGAGCGGGCATACACACGCATTTTTCAACGGTTCAGAAATCGAATGATGCTCAATCTCGTCCGTAAGGACAACGTGTTTGGTCAGACATCGGAACCAGGCGTTGTTCGCCTCAGTTCCGCCGGAGGTAAAAAATATCTCCGAAGGGTCTGCACCGATCATTAGCGCTACCTGTTCTCGTGCCTTTTCGATAGCGTGGCGGGCGTTGATACCCTGGGAATGGATACTGCTGGGGTTTCCAACATGACACGTCTGAAACCATGGAAGCATGGTATCCAAGACTTCGGGAAAAGGTGCGGTCGATGCCGCATGGTCGAGATAGACCAATGATATCACTCCTTCGTATAAGAAGAGGCTCAGACCGTAGACAGCCGGCGTGCTACTCTATCGTTCTGAGCCTCCTTTGATTTTATTCGTTATTAGTCGTTGACAACAGGACGCAGTGCGTCCTCGATAGGCTGGTAGCGCTCAGTGTTCAGCGTTTCCAACAGACACTCATAGGGATCGAGCTTGCCACTCATCACCATCTGAGCGATGTTGACGGAGAAACCGCTGACCAGCGCCACGCCCATGTCGTTCTCCCTAACGGGAATCGTCCCAGAGCGGCTGGCAACATTCACGAACACCGATCTGGGCATTTTGTAACCTGCCTGCTGATACCGCCTATTGATCTCGTCAAAAAGGCGGGCGTTTGGCCTCTGCGTGTTGTAGCTCCACCGATCTCTCGAAGGAGCACCGCAGCTGGCACAAGCATCAAACTCCATATCGGAAATGATGAGAATGTTGGCAGGCAAGTCATTCTGATTCATATGCTTAGAAACCGCTGTTTCCAGGATGAGATCAAAGACTGCCTCCACGTTGGTATTGGCTCCAGCATGGCAAGCATGGACAATTTGAAGCCGCTCATAGAGGTTCTTGCCACTGGAGATGTCGAGGAGCTGCGGTCTGTCGGAGAAGGACATATACTGATCCTTGAATTGACCAGAAGATCGCTCGGCAAAATAGATCGCCAAGGCGTTTGCCACCTCCAACGGACGAGCGGAACTCCCAGGGAGCATCACCCACTCCATACTTCCGCTATCGTCCATAACCACCATCGTGTTTCCACAACCATGTACCGTGTCAGGCAAATTCTGCCACAATGCCTCCAGTGTGGCGTCCACGCCGTGGCTCTGACGATACTTGTTGACAATATCGTGCGGGAACAGCGTACCAGCGTTGATCTTGGCCTCGCCGTTCTCCACCCGACTAAGGAACTCACGGCGGCGCTCCTCATCGTGGCGGAGGAAAGCCTTGTTGTAAATCAGGTTGGCACGGGAGGGGACTCGCTGGTAATCAATCCCGTCCCAATCGTTCTTGGACATCTGCTGCTCCACAACAACCAGGTAACGGGACAGGCCAGAAAGAGTATGCCGATAGGTACGCTCGGTCATATTCAACCCTTCGCACAGAATACGGGCGTAATGACGAGACTCCTTAGAAGAGGACTTGCGGCGCGGCATCCACTTTGCCAGCAGAGAGATCGGCTTCTGCTCGACGTTGTTATGCAGATCGTCATGCAGCTGCCTTGCCACCAGCTCAATCACCTTATCGCCCACCGGCGTATCCAGCAGACACCAGAGATCGTCCCAACGCCCATACTCAGGCACCAACGACAGCACCGGTGTAACGTACTCCGGAAACTTCTTTGCCATCGGCACCATAGCCGCACGAAACAGTCGGCGCTCACCCAGCCCGCCACGCACATCGCGGGCAAAGAACAGCCACTTCATCGCTGTCACCTTATCCTCGAAAAACGCCTGGGTGAAGCGATCCGCGATCTCCTTAACGCTGGCGTTACGGAGAGACGCCACGGCAAAGTTGAGATCCAGCAAAGATCGACCAGTGGTGCGATAGCCGACCGCCCCATTCTCGGTAACAGAGATATTGTTTGCGCCGTCCAGCATCGTGTCCTTGACACTTTCCATAAAGTTGCTCATATTCTCTTACCTCCTATAATTTTGAGATACCTCGGAACACAGTTGTCATCTTGCTATTGCTGTATGTGTTCAGAGAATTGGAGCGGCAGGTAGGAATCGAACCTACGAATGGCAGCTTGGCTTCCTTTTTACCTTGCTGTTAGTGAAACTTCCGCTTCACATTTTTTATAGGGCTGCTGTGTTACCACTTCACCACTGCCGCATAGTTGCTTGTCTTTCCAAGCTGCCACAGCCCAGTTCAAGATATTTGGGCTGATTATCTGGCGCTTATTTTCAGAGCAGACGTAAGCGATCCCAAAGCCCTGCCCTTATCCATTCATTAGCGAGAATGGATTTCGCTTGCGTTTTATCATCCGCAACTACGCCGGTTTTTTTCTTGACGACTCGAAAGAACACCGGAAAACAAAGGAGTCTTGTGCCAGGGGTGGGAATCGAACCCACGACCACGGGATTAAAATTCCTTCAATCATTGCTGTGAGCGTTTCATACGATACGCATTGATACGCGCTCTATCCACTGAGCTACCCTGGCTTGAGGTGATAGGGTATGGGCCACTCTCCCATACAAACAGTGTTCTCCACGGTTGCGCACCCGTTTCAATAAACATGACGTTTACAATCTTTTCGTCTATGCTACACCGTTTTACATAAGGGTTCATCCGTCGTTTTTGTACATCGGGCAGCTACTCCCAATGCGCATGGTCAGCTATTCCATGACGCCCTTCTTTTTAGTCACAGCGAATGGGACTCGAACCCAATCCTTCCGGCCCCACATGGGCCAGCGTGCTATCCAGCTACACCACATCTGCTAAGGCACGAGGATTTGCCTTATGAGCTTTCTCTTTGCTCACCTATCTCTTGCTGTCCTGGCTCTCACAGGTGGGAGTGGTACAACTCCCAGACGTTCCGATTTGCACGGTCACTACACTTGTTTTACGTCCGTTGCTGATCACCTTTAGACGGCGTTCTCTGTACCAGAGCAATCGCATTCTGCATCCGAACCGCAAAGAAAGGATTTGCGTACAAAAGTACGCTTGTGCAGAGGGTAGGACTCGAACCTACGACACATAGTTCCCCATTATACATTGCTGTTAGTGAGGCTGTGCGCTCCACATTTTCTATACTATTGCTCTACCGACTGAGCTACCTCTGCATATTGGGAGGTTTTCATTGCTGCCTGTGTTTTTTCATTACACATATGAATGCGGGAACCTCCTAGGAACCGCCGTATTCATGATATTAGCGGACGCATTTTTTCCAAAATTTTAGAATGAATTGCTGTTAGCGTCCCAGTTGATAACTTTTTCAATGTTGTGCCGGAAGCGGTAAGTATGATGTTATTGACATCACTTAGGGCTTGTCTCGTGCTTTGTTCATGCAGAGCCTCCTTAACTGCATCCCAATCTTCCGCACTTTTGTGGGCGGTTCACATTTTGAAACCTGTTGGGGCACCGCCCCATACGTTTCAGCAGCCGATTACATTACATTTTCCAAAGATAACTCAGATGGTCTGGTCACGTGCTCTACTCATGGCACGAATCTCCTTTCTAAGAATTATCATAGCGGCTTTTAGGGGAGCCTACGGACTCGAACCGTAGAGGAAAAGATTTGCAGTCTTCTTGTATAGTAAATTGCTGTGCGTGTCCGCCGCCCGTTACACGGTATGGCCTGCCACCCGACGCTCCCATATTGCTCGTCTTTCCGAGCTGTCAGCGGTCTTTCCCGCCGTCAAGAAAGGGGGCTTACAATGTACGCTATGCCGCTCACCACACGGCTGGCGGAGAGGGTGGGACTTGAACCCACACGCCCTTGCGGGTTACTGGCACCTTAGCAGGATGCTTCCTTACCAATTAGGATTACCCCTCCATATGTGGCGATTTCCGCCACCACGGGACGCATTTTCAACTGGATGAATTAAATGTTCATTGTTTTGAAATTGCTGTTAGCGTCCCAAAACAAAATGCTCGTTTTATTCAGTAGTTTCGCCGTCGCCGGCACCAGTAGTCTCCTCAGCATAATGCGGATTGAGGAGCTTAGAGAAATTGCTGATGATAGCCGCGTTGTTCTGACGCTGTGTGGACATGGTTTCCCGTGTCTTTACAAGGTCGGCCATATAGGTGTCGATCTCGGTCATGCCGTCGTCGATCTGCTGGTTGATGAGTTCCAGTCGAGAGATGGTGCGGTTTACTATTTCACCCGCATCGCCCGCCTGCCGTTCCAGTCGGTTAATTTCCTGCTGCTTTTCCCTCAGAATGTCATGTGAACTGGAAGAGGTAGTCTTCTTTCCAAAAGCCATATTGCTCTCCTCCTTAATTCATGCCGGGGATGGATACGATAGCGTTAGAACCAGACACCGTAGGCATCTTACCATCCCACTGTTCGTATTTGATCTTCTCAATCAGCTCAGGAGTGAGAGAGGAAGCAATTTCACGGTTAGCCTGAGCCTCTGCCTCTGCCGCAATCCGAACAACTTCCGCCTCGGCATTCGCTTTAACGATAGCAGTCTCTGCTTGAATCTCAGCGGCCTCCTTATCCTTCTGTGCCTGAATCATAGCGACTTCCTTGTCTTTGTTAGCCTGGATTTTGGCGGTCTGAGCCTCAATATTTGCCAGTTCCAGTTCCTGCTGGGCAGTTACTTTCTTCTGAATAGCCGCTGCCGTTTCAGAATCCACGGAGATGTCAGTAAAGTTCACCGTATCAATGATAATGCCGTACTTGTCAAACTTCTCCTTAAGGTACAAATCCAGCTCCGCATTGATAGCTGTACGCTTATCGCCGAAGATGTCCGTAACGGGATAGTTGGCGCTGACCTCCTGTGTCCATGCGATAATCTTGGGCTTAATAAAAGTATCCTTGATTTCCTCGCCAGACTTACCCTTAAAGGTAACAAATGTGCTTGCTACACGTGCCTCATCAAAGCGGTAGGAGAACTCCAGATTAACCCGAACTGTTTTTCCATCCGATGTGGGGATACTGAAACTCTCGTCGTTCTTGCTGTCGCCCTTGTCGTCGGATGTCAGGTAGCTTTGCTCAATGCCGATGGAATAGGTAGTGACCTTTTTGGTGGGCGCTACCAAATTCCAGCCCTGGGATAGAACCTCACCGTCTACACCACCGTTCATGTTGTAAACCACTCCGACGTAACCTGCGGGCACACGGCTGGTACACAGCAGAGCCAGGATAATACCGCCAAAAATTAGGACAGCCAGAACGATCGCTCCAATGAAACCTTTCTTTCTCATAGTGTTTTTTACCTCCGTTAGTTTTTATTTGCTGTGTCGTCTTCACTTGAATCTTCCTCGTCCATTGCGTCTTTTGCATCCTTCCAAACTCGTCCGACAAAACGACCGAGCGGCCTAAATACGAATGATAGCAGCACCCACAGCACAGCCGCTAACACAAAGACCAGGAAAATGAATACCGGCATCTCTACCCCCCCCATAAGCATACATTGATTTTGTTCGTTATTATGCTAATCCTAAAACGGCTTTCGCCGCTTTAGGAGAATAGCTGTTTGTACAGCGTATAGTCCCGTATCCGTTCACGAAGACGCTTGCCAGGATCTGCCTTGTTTTGCTTCTGAGTAAAATCCTCACAGAATACATTGGCTGCAAACTCAGGATCGCTCAAATCAAAATTGTTGTTTTCACATTCCAGCATATACGCTCGATAGAATATACCAGACTGACGAGCAGTATCGAACCGCAAAGAGTAGGTGTGATCCATCACCTTATCCATTCGACTGAGACTGGCCCGCATTTGAAAGACGCTTACTTGGTGGCTATCCTCAGTCCGAATCAGATAATCCGAATACATATACTTTCGGAAAATAATCCCTCTACCTTTTGTGTTGAACCCCTCAGCGTCCCGCAGACGAACCAACAAGTCTGTCAAGAAATAGGGCATCTCAATTTTCTGACCATTCAGTATAATTCCGTCTTCCAGAACAGCTGTTTTGGGAAGCGTCAGAACCTGTTCCTCAGTCAATCCATACCAGGCCAAATAGAGAACGGCACTGGGTACATCGTACATCGTCTCGTCCACTCGATCCGCAGCTTTGACCGTATCCTCGATCGCTTCGCGCAGATGATTGAGATTTTTGAAGTAACGGATACGGTCTGTCCCGCCCTTGATGCTCAAATCATCCGCTGTAATACCAGCTAAAATAGTTTCGTGTTCAGCTGGTAACGCTCCGCGTGCAATCAGATATCGGATATAGAATACAACAACCTTTTTGTCATTGTAAAAAGTGCTGGAACAGCGGGCTAACGCAAAGTTAAACAGTGCGATATATTCCTCTCTGGTGTATCCATCGTCAAGAGTTTTACCGATGCTCTCCTCAAACGCTCTAACTTTGTTCCAAGTCTTGGTGAAGTGCTTCGGGTGAGAGAAAGAGGTATAACCTCCATCGGCATCCTCAAAAAATTGTGTTCGGTTCATGGTGCCCTCCATTTCCCTCTAACGATCTCTCATGCCATTATACTACCACAAGTTTCTGCCGTTGTCAATAGCAAATAACAAAATCATTGAAAATTTTTTGGGGGAGGAGCGCCAGCCTGCTTATTCCAGCAATCGACGGGAAAGATATGCCCTTTCCTGAATAGGCAACGCCATCAGCGGTTTCAGCAGTCGGCGATAATCGGCGGCGACTTGCCTCCATCCCATATAGTTGGCCTGCTCGAAGCCCAGCCAATAGGTATCAAGCCCTGTATCCTGTTGGTTGAAAAACTGATCCAGTAGGGTCATAATTTCTTGATTGGTTGCCTCCATAGGCCGGCGGAACTGCTTGCCATTTCTCTCAACTACCAGAGCCAACATAGCGCCCTGGATAGGCTGAACATTTACCTGGAGGAAAGCGCTGGATACCGAGGACATTTGCTCCGGAAGAGTGCCACTGTACGGGAGCATGATATCCTGTGAATTTGCACTATGCAGTTTGATTGCACCGGTATCCAGCTCAAAACCACCGAAATCTTCCACCAGGCTATTGACGATTCTCATATTGCACTCCTCCAATTTTTATAGTTTTGGGTTGACATACCCGAAAATATGTGATATACTATCCTCGATATCACGAATAGTTTCGTGTCTGGTGATTACTATACCAGCATTTTCTCGTGATGTCAAGTGGTTTTCACGATTTTTTTCGTGACTTTGCAGATTTTTCTGTTTGGGGGTTGTGTTATGGACTCTATCATTTTTACGAGAATTAAAGATTTGTGCGCTGAAAACGATATCACAGTCAACAAACTGGAAACCGAACTTGGTATGAGCCAGTATTCTATTGGCAGGTGGAAAAACGCTACCAGCCCGACAATCGAAAAAATTTCCAAGATTGCAAAATATTTTGATGTTTCTATTGACTATCTCGTGGGCGCTACCGACATCCGCACACCTATTGATACTGTTATGTGCGATCAAGACTTTGTTTCCCTGCAACGCGCCAGAGAACGGATGACAGATCGGGACAAGAGCCGCATGATGGCAATGCTGAAGGTTGGTTTTGACTACGCATTTTCTGATGAAAAGTCCGATAAATCGGACACCTGATATGTTATACTGAGTTCTCCAACATGGAGAGTCTGTCATTTTCCAGTTAGGAGGGGAGGTCTAAATGGTCAGAACGGCATTTATACAGCGCAAGGTGTTGGAATTATATCAGCTTATGGATACCATTTCCTATCCTATTCAACCGCAAAAGATTATCCCTTGTATCCCCAAAAGCTGCCGTATCCTTACCTATCAAACAATGGCCGAACTGAATCGCTGTTCTATCCGTGATATTGCTATCATGTGTAAAAGCAACTCCGGTGCGACCCATCATGATGTGGAACAGAACAGATATTTGATTCTCTATAACGCATCCATGAATCAGGGTAGGATTTTGTGGACACTCTGCCATGAAGTTGGTCATATCTGTATTGGCCATCTTGAAACGATTGAGGAGGCTGAAATTGCCTATACGGATTGGCGGGAGCCATACGATCAGTTTGAAAGCGAGGCTGATTACTTCGCATGGAATATGATTGCTCCACTACCGATTATGCGCGAAATGGGCATCCGTACCGTTACGGAGATTCAAACTGTGTTTGGCCTATCATCCCAAGCTGCGGCACTTCAATATGACCGATACACAAAATGGTGCCGAAGCCACATAAAAACTGCGTGGGAAAACAATATGTTACGAGAGTTCCGCACTAAGCACAAATGTTGACCACAGGAGCCGCCCTCTTTCGAGGGCGGCTTTTTCTTCACGCCCGAAACACAATAGACTCCTTTTGAGGTGCCATTTGATGATACACCTCCTGTATAGCCTCCCACAACTGATCTTCCGTACAATATTTCATATATTCCTGATGTGCGTACTCAGCACGCTCCTCATGATTCAACTTCCGATATTCGTACAGATCTCTTACTTGAGCCGCTATGCTGATAGGCTTTCGCTTTCGGAACGGCGTGATATAGATGTCCTCAATCCTATATGTGCAGTTTCCGTGATAATCCAACATTGTTCTAACAACGATTTCAACACGTTCCTTTTTCTCGTTTATAAATGTCATATTGACACCTCCATTATTCAATCTTTTGTTCACCCCAAGCGATGTAGGACTTTCCATCCTCATCCACCTCACGAGACATGAGGAGGCTCATCAAATCGTAGTCCACGCCGAATCTGTCATAAATCTCGTCCAAATCGACATCCTGCCCTTTCATGAAGAGGTTCAGCTTTTCTTTGGAAAGAACCATCTGCATCTGATTTGACTCAATGCTTCCAGCGTGTGTAATGAAATAGATATCCTTCCAGTCCGTTGAAGTAAAGCGGACAAACCGCATATAAAACTGGCTCATCCGAGCGTTGTTGTAGTGCAACTCTGGAATCAATATCTTATTCACGAACTCAAAGTTGACGGAGGAGGGGAGGCACTGCTGCGTGCAAAGCAGAATGCCATTCCCACTGTCCTTGAGCGTCTGTTTCAGCTTTCGGCGTCCGGCCAGTGTAGTCGTGCTGCCAGTAACTACAAACAATGGACGGTCTGGGAAACATCGGCGAATCTCATCTGCATATGCGGCCACAACATTCTTGTGACGAACACCAATCACCACGATCTCATTTTTCCACCCATCCAGCATGGAGCAGACTTTTTCTATCTTGGTTGGTGTCTTGTCGCTGTTATACTCTTCCACAGTGTTGGGCGCAGCAGAAATTCTGAGTAGTAAAGTAATCTGCTGAATCAACGCCATCATGCTGTCCTTACGGCTGTTACCAGTAAGAGCAAAGTAGCGCTGCCGCATGAAATAAAACTCCTCCACCGCTTTCTTATAAACCGCTTGTTCCGCAAGGGAAAAAGAAACCTGCACCTGATGAATACGACGGATCTCTTTTCCGGTGATTTCCGCAAACGTCCGAGTAATGACGGAATAGGACAGAATTTTGTTTAGTGCCTCAGCGTTGAAAATATCCTGGTTTTTCTTACCCACTCCAAAAACTGTAATTTTCTCCGGCAGATGGGACTCAGCAAAGAGTGTGTAACCTGGTTTATAGGCGGGGATGGGTTTTCCATAGAAGGGGTTGTTTGAAATGCTCAAATAGTCCTTGCCATCGCTACCCTTCTCGTAATAATAGAGCGAATCCGCCCAGGATATCATGTTGTAAGAGTTGTTGTAGAGCAGTTCCAACTGAGGAGCACTCTCCGAAATATTGTTGCGGGTAACGGTGCCGGTCATTGCCAGCTTAAAACGCACTTTCCGAAAGCAATCCAGCACAGCCTTAGTACGCTTGCTGTTAGGGTTAGTCATCTCGTCCGATTCATCAAAGACCAGGCAAACATTTCTGTTCCTAATTTTGATGTGGCGTTTAACTTGTTTCCGATACTTGGAAAGCATATTCAAAGTGATAATGACGAACTCTCCATCCTGCACTGTGTTCAAATCAGCAAGGTTACGGATCATTCGATAGTTGGTCATGCCATAATTCTTGAATACCAAATCCCAGTTATTCTTGATGGAGATAGCTGTTGATACTACCCAGACATTCCTTGCCCCTTGGTGTTCCATCCGATACCGGCCAGTAGAGATACCAGCCAGCGTCTTACCGCCACCCTGTTCCCACTGCAGCAGGTGATAGTGCTTTTGAAGTACAAGGTTCAAATCGTGGCGTTGGATTTCATTGAGGTATATCCATTCTTCGTTTTCCTGATCGTAAACGGTAAACTCCGACAGAAAACGGGCAATCTCAGCGTTCTCCTCCATATCCGCAAAAGGCTTTGTTTCCCGTTCATAATTTCTCTGCTTACGCCGAATGAGGCGGGCAAAAGGCTCCAATCCCGTATTTTCTACCTGTCCCGAAGCGAGAGCGTAAAAAGGGATAGGCTCTTTCATATCTGGGGTCATGGTCTGCCGAGCTTTTTTACTGTATCCTTTGTGGATCAGTCCGCTGTCCTGCTTGACCAGCCGCACGATATCACGGTCGGGCTTTCTGTTCTGAGAGCGGATAACTCGACGAAGGTAGGCCAAAACCTTGGGCTGGGTAATGCGGATTTTTGCCCACTCTTCATACTTCATTCCGTCTGGCTGTTTCTGATTTTCAAAACGGTAAAGATATTCCTGGCATTTCGCATATTTGTCTACCAGTTTGGGATTGTTCTTAATGTGGTACAACATTTTCTGTACCTGATAATGAAAATCATCTTCGTTTTCACCACGAGATACCAGCTTAACACGGGTGCGCTCTGAAGACATCCGCTCCTTTGCTTGTTTGATAATTGCCTCCTGAACCACATCGAGCAGGTCGCTGGCGTGCTCCATACTGGAAATGTTGAACCAATTAGCGGTATTCAGCTCATATTGGTTTCCAGTCTCCTCATCGGTCAGCTTGCGCTCGATGTCGGCATCTGTGAGGTAGACGATCTTCCAGTCGCGAGGCCCATCCCCAACGGTTCCAGTATAGGAGCCTGGGCCGTCTTTATCATCCAGAGACGCAAACCGGCCATCCTTCAAGAGAACTGCGTCAAATTCTTCATACATGGCTATTTGACCTCCTCTACGTGGGCCGTTGTGAAGTGTGTCGTTCCATTCGCGTGAACAATCCAGCCAATCAAAACGTTAGCTGGCTTGTTTTTCAATCCTTGCAGGATTACCATTTGCTCATATTTTCTGCCATATGGAGTCTCGATTTTGAATGTGGCTGGATATCTCGCCGCCGCCGCTAATATCTCTTGCCGCATAAGCGGCCAGTTATCTGCATGATACCCCAATCGTGAAGAAAAAGCAGCCCCCTTGGGTGCCCCATCCCTGCTGTCCGGGTGAAAGAAATATCGGGTAAATTTCGCGTCCGCCGCCGTTGCCGTTGCCGCCCCTGGCAACGCCCGCTCAGGATGCTGCAAAAGCTCGTTCCGCCGTCGGTAGTCCAGCCTCCACAGCCTATACTTCTCATCCCCCGCCGCCTTGTGCTTCAGGAACGTCTCAAAGGTTTTGGGCACGCCGTCTCCCAGCGTCTCCCGGTACCGCTCCCACTGGCGGTAGTCCGCCAGCCATTTGGCCCGGTTGGCTTCCTTCTGCCGGTACGCCTTGGCCTGCTTCTCGGTGCGGGGGTCCTTCTTGGGCGGATTTTTCAGGAAGCTGGAAAAGCATGTCGCTTTCTGGCT